CCGCGCCGGTACATGCAAAGACGGCTACTGCCGTTAAACCAAAGGAGAGAAGACCATGCAGGGTTTGAAGGGCGTTGTCATCGTCGCCACGATCGTGGCCGCCCTCGAAAGAGGGCCCAGGGCGCTGGCAACATGTCCTCCCCATGTGGGGAAGATCTTGACTCCTTCAGGAGTCACAGGACCATTTGGCTTCCGGGCCACCAAGGAGGTGTTCGATATTGCCATGATACACCGAGAGCGGAAAATTCCGCTCAAGGGTGTCGATGGCAAAGGCAAGCTAACAGTGACCTACAAAGATCACTGGTTGGGTATCGTCAATAAAGACGAATACCTCAACGATAGCACTGCCTTTCTCGACAGCTGTCTTGGAGGGTATCAGATCACTGATACAGAGAGTCATCCACTGTGGCGCCGACATAAGTCTGGCGTCTACAGAGGGGATATTGGTGGACCCTTTAGTACGTTGAAATGGTGGACAGAGGTTTCACAACCTTTGACTCACCTCAACACTACTAGAGTTTGGGATTATAGCCCTGATGGGTCGTTTCCTCGTTACTCAGTGAGTAACAAGTATCGAGGCATTTATTTGCCCTATTATCCCTACTATCTGCAATATCCTAATCCCATGCCTTCTCGGTCATCTGACGATGATCTTGATGAGCTTGGGACTAAGGCTATTGCGATGGTTAGTCCTTCAAATCCCACCGTCGATCTAACCACTGCAATCGGTGAGACCGTCAAAGAGGGTATTCCTAAACTCATTGGCGGCACGCTACGTTCGTGGCGTGGACTCAGTAACCGAGATCGCCGAAGGGCGATCGGTCACGAGTACCTCAACGTTGAATTTGGTTGGAAACCGCTTATCGCGGACTTGACTGATCTAGCCAAGTCCATTATTCACGCTGATAAGATTTTGACATCTTATGAGCGGAATTCAGGTAAGCTGGTTCGACGGGGATATGACTTCCCGGTGGAGACGTCTCACGACGTACAGGTAGCCTTTCCGTACGCATCTCCTTGGTTTGCACCAAGTAATGCGGACATGGGGATACCTGGTTTCTCCGACTATGGCAAGGTGTACAGGACCGATGAGGTTACTGTACGTAGGTGGTTTCGTGGCGCGTTTAGTTATTATGTACCGCCGCCCACTGGGCTGCGGAATAACATAGCGCGTCAAGTTATCCAAGCTAGGAAACTGCTTGGAATTTCACTTACTCCAGATAGTCTCTGGAACCTTGCTCCATGGAGCTGGGCTGTCGATTGGTTTGTCGATGTAGGCGACGTTTTGTCGAACTGGACCGACTGGGCAATTGACAACCAGGTGTTGATGTATGGTTATATCATGGAGCATAAGCGCCATGAACGAACCTACACGTTTGCAGGTCATACCGGTTTACGGGATAACCAGCAACCGGGGGATGTTCGCATGATCGTTGAATCGAAAGTGCGTCGCCCCGCAACACCGTATGGTTTTGGTCTTCAGTGGACTGACTTGTCAGACCGCCAGAAGACGATTATCGCCGCTCTCGGCATCAGCCGATCGCGGTGATAGACGTGCAATCAGCGTTACAACGCCAATTGGGAGTCTAACCGGGCTCCTAGGAGTGATGCTCATGTCATTCACCGACCCGCTCTCAATCACCATCGGAGGTGTCACCTCGGCACTCCCGCGCATCAGCGTAGGAGATGACAAGAGTGAGTACCAAAGTGGTGACGGACTCGTCGCATTGTCCGCTTCCCATGACTATGGGAAGAGGACGCGGCGCGTTCTGCGAGTCGACACTTCGAAGCTGACAGCCGACCCTTTCAGGCCGGCTGAGAACGTCCAGGTGTCCATGTCGAACTACCTGGTGTTCGATCTGCCGAAGGCTGGCTACACGCCGGCCGAGGCACTTGCGGTGTTTCAGGGCTTCAGAACCCTGTTCTCCGCAACTTCGGACGCGATGATCATCAAGCTCCTTGGCGGCGAGTCCTAATGGATGAGCCCGATCTCTCTGAGATCGGGCCCCCCATGGGACTCCATGCCTTTGAGCTGGTATCACCGTGTCACCGGATAGTACTGGCGCTTCTGGAGCCGAGCGAGAAGCTCGGCGTCAGATTGAGCGTCCAGTGCGTTCTCCGAGAAGACATTCGTCTCCTGGGAGGCGCAGCACTGATAACGATCCGCGTACAACGTTCACAAGGAAATTCCTCGTGATTGTTGTAGCGGTCGTCAATGCTGTCTACCTGGTAAGTGAAGCCTTTCTCGGTTTGCATCATGTATGCTAACCGGAAAGGTGTGAATTCAGCAGTGGTTAATAGGGACTTGACCAGAAAGTGGAAAGTATCATACTTTCTCTTTTCTGGGCCGCCCTATTTTCTTGCTGTCTGAGCTGTGACGTGGGCTAGGGATTCGCACACCTCTGATAAGGAGGGACGATGAAAAGCCTGATGTCACTCTGGTCCTGCATAGCACATGAAATGGCTATGCGATGTTGCACTAGCGCCACTCGGGACATAAAATATGTCTCGAGCCGGGTAGAACACGAGGGGCTATCGTTTTTGGCGATATCCCTGGCGGACTATGGAAAGGCCATCCAAAAATGGCTTGACCAAGGTCACGTCGTCCCTTCGGACGCTCCGGGCTTCGCAAGAAGTCCAGGTCGTCGTACTGGTCTCCCTGCATTTCTGCAAGGTTTCCTTGGACGTGTGTTCGACCCTAGTAGTGGCACGCTATTGGACTGCCCAGATATCGAAGCAATCTATGCTCTACGTCAGCTTACGTTGATGTTTAGCAAGATCGCCCTCCCAAAGGACTCCAGAAATGGTGGTCCTAATCAGGTTGTGACACCTGACCGTGAGAGGCGAGCGATGTCTGAGTATGTTCAATGTGAGCAGGATGTTAAGTTCGCAGATTCTATCTTGGATCCTCAATTTATTGAGGATTTCAAGAGAGTGTCTACGGTGCTTTTTGGTGACATGTTCGATTGGGCAGAGAGAAATCTCTTGTTCAATCGTCTTGTCCCGAAGCACGGCCCAGGCGCTGTTGCGGACCGGCTTAGCAGTAATGCTAAGTGGGATTCGCATACCTGGACCACCAGGCTTCAGACGGTATTCCCGGCTGAATCCTTCCTTGTTCCGAGCGCCCGTTTTAGAACGGACGCTCCTACCATTCACTGTCACAGTGAATCGGCACTTAACTACTGTTATAGTAGTGAAGTGACAAGGGTTAACATCCTCGAACCCGGCGCTGAGATTCCCGTTAGGGTTATCACAGTGCCTAAGACGCTCAAGTCACCGCGAATCATTGCGATCGAGCCAACCTGTATGCAATATATGCAGCAGGCGCTTTTTCGCTTGTTTCATGATGGACTAAAGAGGTTTGACCCCCTCTCGTCCATGATCGGAATAGACGACCAAGAGCCTAATCGGCGATTGGCCCTCGAAGGATCCCTCAGCGGGGATCTTGCTACACTCGATTTGAGTGAAGCTTCCGACCGTGTCTCGAATCAGCATGTACTTGCCCTCTTTGCTGGTCACCCTCATTTGCTTGAGGCTGTCCAAGCGACTAGGTCGAGGAAGGCTGACGTTCCTGGCCATGGCGTTTTGCGCCTAGCCAAGTTCGCGTCTATGGGTTCAGCTCTCTGCTTCCCGGTGGAGGCGATGGTCTTCTTGACCCTCATCTTCGTTGGGATTGAAAGGGAACTTAGCGTTCCGCTTTCTTCTAAAGAGGATGTCACTCCCTTTAGAAGCAGGGTGCGTGTCTTTGGGGACGATTTGATCGTTCCCAGAGACTATGTGCTGTCCGTCGTTGATGAACTGAGTACTTTTGGGTACAAAGTTAACATCAGCAAGTCCTTCTGGACCGGAAGGTTCAGGGAATCTTGCGGACGTGAGTATTATGACGGCCAAGACGTTTCAATCGTCAAGGTTCGCCAGGTACTCCCGACACGACGGCAGGACGCGTCCGGTGTTATTTCAGCTGTATCTCTCAGGAACCAGCTCTATTGGGCTGGTCTCTGGAAGGCAACTGATTGGATGGATAACTACATCAGGAGAATTATCAAATTCTTCCCGAATGTAGCTCCAACCTCACCGGTGCTTGGCAGGGAATCAGTGCTGGGTTATCAATTCCAGTCACTGGATCCATACACTCACAGCCCCCTAGTCAAGGGCTACTTCGTGAGTGCCAAACCTCCTCTAGATCATCTAGAGGGGAGTGGTGCCCTGCTCAAGTGTCTCTTGAGGAATACAGTCCCGTCCTATGATCTATTCGATCATGGGATGAAGACCAAACCTCAATTCGACGATGCGAACGTCGATGCTGAGCACTTGGAGCGTTCTGGACGCCCCGAGCACGTCAACATCAAGCTCGGGAGGAGGTCACCCTTTTAGGGGGTGGCCGCCGGTGTAGAAACCGGCGTGGGGGATCGAAGTAGATCCTTTTCCTCCTCTGGACCTCTATCAGGAAGTCCAGGAGTGGTTGCTGT